AAGTCAGTTTCAGTTTGTTTAGCAGTCTCTAAAGATTTTTTATTTAAGTTCTTTGTAAGATCACTTTCTCCAAATAAACTAAACAATGAGCCCCCTGAAGCTATAGTGTCAGCTAATGCTTTAGCAGCATCAGCTATGGCATCTAAAGCCCCACCATCAACTAAGTCAGTAAATACTTCTTTAACTTTATCCATAGATAAGTTAAATTTTTGTTGAGCATCTAATCTTTTATTAGCAGCTTCAATTTCTTTTTCATCATATTCCCCTAAAGCAAATCTACGGGCTAATTCATCTTGATTTGCTTCTTTTAATCTAGCATATTGATCTTGGGATTCTTTAGAAACTAATTTTTGTTGAATTAAAGCATCTGAAAGTTGGTCAACTGTTAAACCAGCTGCTTTGGCTAATGCTTGTTGTTGGATAACATTCATTCGTTGGAAATCTTCTAAGGATCCAACATTTTTAAGAGCTTCTTCAGCTGCTTCAGCAAATTTACCTTGTAATGCTAATCCTCTAGCTCTGTCTAAATTTAAATCTTTACCTGTTAATAATTCTGCTTCTAATTCTGATGAAATAGATTGTTCAAAGTCTAACATAGACTCTGAAATACCTTTAGCTTGTTCTAAGGTAATACCTAATTTATTAGCTTGGGCTACAGCTTTAATTAATTCAGCTGTACTACCTTTAAATGAAACTAATAATTGACCACTTACTTTAGAGGCTTGTTCTAAAAGTTTTCTTTCATTAAATAAAATACCAGTTTGTTTAAAAAACTGGGAGGTGGTTTTAGCGGCTGTATCTAAAGCATCTGTAGCTACTTCATCATTAGTTATGAATATTTTATTTAAATTAGCAGCATCTTGAGCTTGAAGACCATATTCTTTAGTTAATTGAATCTGAGCGTCAAGATTTTCTTTACTTGCTAAAACAGAAGCTGCTGATAGTTCTGAAAGTTCAGCTTGGGCTTGGTATATTTCTTTGGTTGTGTTGTATTGAGTTTCAAGACTTCCTTTTATAGTTTTAAAATATTCATCAATACCTCGAGCTTCTTCTTTAGATATTTGAAGGTTTCTTGATAAAGATGTTACTCTTGTATCAGCTTCAAACATAGCAGCTACTAATGATTGAAAAGCTTCAACAGCTAATGAAATTAAAGCTAAAGGACCTAATGCTGATTTTAATGAGGGACCTAATGCTTTAGCACCTGCTCCTAAAGCTTGGAATCCATTAGCTCCACTTTCAGCAGCTTCTTCCATTGCTTTTTTAGCCCCATCAACATCTAAAACATCTCCTAAAACAGGAATTTTCTTTAAACCATCTAGTAATTTACCTCCTACTCCTAAAGTTTCTTGAATTTTACGTTCTTTTTCTAATCTTTCCTCAGTTAAATCTATTAAATCTTTAATAGCGGATGCTTCTTCTTCCCTTTCAGCTATAAGAGCTCTAGCTCTTTCTAATTCTTCCCTTTCTAATTCCCCTCTATCAATTTGATCCTGGAGTGCTTTGTTAGCTATATCTAAGTTGGAAGCTGCTTCTTTATTTTTTCGTTGTAAAGTTTCAAGTTCTGTTTTAGATAATCGAGTTATTCCTTGTTGATCATTTTTTAATTTTTCAGCACTTTTTTGAAACACACTCATTGATTTAGCACCAATGTTTATATTTTGATTACTTTTTTTAAGTTCTCCTACAATACTATTAAATTGTTGAAATAAACCTTTAGCGCTTTTACCAACATCCTCTAAATTATCTTCTACTCTATCTAATTCTAAAGTCCATTGTGTTAAAATATTTTTAACACCACCTGCTTGAGTTATAACACCTTGAATGTTATCTGCGTTTATAGAGACAAATGGATTTTCTTGACCTAAATCAGCATATCCTTTTTTAAGTTGTTTTAATAAACTTAAAGCTTCTTTTAATTCTGCTGGTGTAGGTTGTCTTGCTGCCATTGATTGTTAATATGTTATAAATATGGGAAGGCATCATTTTTTAGATGCCTTCGTCACATATGTAGGTACTTTAACTTGTTTGTTTTTAGATGCTTCTTCTTTTATACTACCTTTTACCCAACTATCTTCATTAGGAGTTGGATTCTTTTTATCATAATAATCTTTTATTTTATTAAAAGTATAATTTCTTAACCAAATAGGCATATTATAAATAGTATTATAATCATAACCTCCTTGACCATGAAAAACTATTTCATGGATTTGACTAAAGATAGATAATCTAACTCCAGATATGTTAGAAGAGGTCAGGCCAAAAAAAGTTAAGAGTAATAGGAACGTCGATGTCCTCCGCAACACCATTTACGTCCATCTTATAGTTTAAATCAATATCTGGAGATAATCTTTTAACATATGTTCTTAATGCTCTGGAGTCAGAAGCTAATAAATAATTATCTACAAAATCTTTAATAGATGAGCTACAGACACAATTTGTGTTTTTAATCTAGTAGTAATTTCTGGTGAAGCATCTTTATTAATTTTTTTATAACCTTCAATTTCTTCTTGAATTCTTTGTTCATCCTTATCTGATAAAAACTTAAATTCAATCTCTGTACCTGAAGTAGGTAAAGTCATTCTAACTGTTCCTTTAGGAGAGATTACAGTTTCATCAAAATATTTGTTTTCTAATTTAGTTAGGTCTACTGTATATTCTTTACCTCGATAAGTAAAAGTATAATCTTTACCATAACCTAAAACACGAGATGCTACTAAAATAGCATTTTTATCTCCTGTAATTAAATCTTTAATATCAAATTTTCCCATAGTTAAAGATTCTAACAATTTATCTAAAACAATATTTTTTTCAATATAGTTTTGGTTTGTTAAAATGTCTTCTTCTTTAGCGGTCATGTATTTCATTTCAACTTTACCGCTTCTTAAAATGTGATCGGGAGGATAGACTAAACCTTTTGATGGTAATTCTACAACTTCTGTGGGAAACTTAAATTCGCTCATAAACTTATTTTGTTATAAATATATGAGAAAAAAAGAAGCTCGCAAAAAATGCGAGCTCTTTCAATAGTAATTGTAATTTTATTAAAAATTCAACACACAGTAATCTGGTTGAACGGTCATTGTAATATTAACAGCAGTGTCAACAGTATCCCAGTTATAATCACCAAAGTTAGCATCAACAATTAAAGCACCTTTAATGATCCATTCTGAAACGATATCACCTACAGGTCCTAATACGTCAAAGGTTAAATCTTTCTTATAGAAATCACTGTAACCATCACGACCAGTTACTGATTCGTGGTGTAGACGTACCCATTCCATTACCGCCTGAGCACCTGAAGGTGTAATAGGGTCAAATAATGTGAATTGAATAGTACCCCAAGTAGTTTTACCTTTAACAAAACGTTGTACGTTAATATGATTTAAAGGTACAGTACCTTGAGTCAACGTCACAGCACCTACACCTTTAATTTCATAGGCAGGGATACCATCAATATACATAATGAATCGGTTTGCCTGTTTTGGTTCAAAGGCTGTGAAAAATATTTCGTTTGGATTTAATACTGCCATTTTATTTATTTATTATTTTGTTATAAATATTATGTTTTTAAAAAATTATGATGGGAAAGATACTCCGGTTGGTAAGATGTTAAAGTTCAAGTAAATGAATTCAGCTGTCTTAGTTGGTTGTAAGTAAATTTGACCTACTAATTGGTTTCTATCAATTACATCAGGTGTGTTATTGCTTGAATCCATTACTACTTTAAAAGCATACAAACCTTGACGTTGTTGAACTGATTCTAAGTATGGGTTAACTTGGTTCAAGAAACTTGTACGAGTTGCGATTGTGTTTTGTTCAAACACTAAGTTGTTAGCAACTTGACCAATGTAAGACTTAAGAGCAATTAACAAACGACGAACATTTACACGATCCAAAGCGCTTGCTTTAGTTTGTAATGTTTTTTGACCGTATACTACAACTCCAGTTCCTGGGAAAGTAGCGATTGGGTTAACTTTATTTGAATATAAAGTATCACGATTAGCTTGAGATAATTTCTTTTCAGCTCTTACTACTGTGCTTAATCCACCTCTGTTAATACCAGCTGGAGCGAACCAAGGTTCTGATACATTATCATTGTAAGCGTAAACACCACCAATCATTGTTGAAGCTGGTACCCAAATTAATTGAGAAGAATCTGGATCGATTGTTTGAACCCAAGGCCAGTAAGCAGCAGCATATGAAGTGTTTTTAGAATTTGCTTGAGTAGTTACGTCATTAATACTTGAACTAAAAGGTACTAAATCAGTTACAAAAATAGCATCTCCTCTATTCATAGTATTATTAATAATAGTAGTTGTTTGAGAAGCACCAATTCTAGCAGGTGTAGCAAACAAACCAGGAGTTAATAATACATTGTATCTGTAATCATCAGCATTAGCTAATAAGCTAATCATGTTATTATAATCACTACCAGTTAAACCTTGAGTATTAGTAGAAGCAATATCAATGTTACTATAGTAATCAGCAACACCTCCTACAGGTATTAAAGATCCAACAGCACCAATAAATGAACCACTTGAATTTGCAGGAATAGAACCTGTAAATTGGTTTTTAGCTAAACCATTGTTGTCAAAGAATATTGGTGTTGGAGTGTAAACATTACTTACATAAACATATCTTGAGTTATTAGGATAGTCACCAACTACTTCAATTTGATTATCTGCTGAGTTGTATACTTTATATTGGTTACCAATTATTCTAGATACATAGTTAGGAGCTGTTGGGTCCATTGATAAGTTAGTCCAAGTTTCTAATACAATCTGATCATTAGCTGTATCATTACCTTGACGAATCAACAAACTAAAGGTTCCTGAAGCTGTATCATTGTTAGCAATTTGCCATCTAATATTATCTACTGATCCAGAAGTTAAAGCTCCTGTAGCACCATCTAATGAACTTGAGCTGTTCATTATTGTTCCTTCAGAAATTGTAGTTAATTGAAGAGCTACTGATCCACTAATATTAAGAATAGCTGA